ATCGTCATACTGGTTGCCCCGTATTGCTTCCACCAGATTGAACGCCAGAATGAACGTGAGTGTGGAGGCTCGTTCCCTGACCTTTAACATCACCCGTTGCCGTAAAGGATCCAGTATGGGACCAAGTACCGCTTGAGCTAATGTTTGGTGCAGTTATTGTAACTTGAGTAGGAGAAAGTATGGTAATTCCTGAGCTATTAAATTGGATGTATTGCGTAGGAGCTGCGCCAATAATGGTCATCAAATAAACCATATCAGACATATCATTTTTACGGTTAGAGCCGGGAGCTGCAACTGCGCCAGTGCTTTTTACCGTTGAAATGTCTCTATCGCAAACTGTGCCTATACCAATATCACCGACAACTGGATCAAGAATTACACCATTTGATCCACCTTGAATTCGCATATATGGGACATTGTAAATAATCCCATGAGCCCAAGCCTGACCATTACCGTCAACTGCGCTGACCAAAGGCTGAACGTCAACATGACCAATAGCTGAAACGCCACCGCTATTGCTAACTGCAACAACTTTTACTGGAATTGCAGTTCTAAGACCCGATAAAGCAGATCGGACAATAAAGTCCATGCGCCCCACGTCTGAAGCATTATCTGCCGGGACGTGATTAGTTTGAATTGGTTGATTAGTTCCTTGGGACATATATTGCTGGACTTAATTTAGAAGTTGTAAACCAAGGACCGTCAGGGGTTAACGTACTTAATTCATGAGTCGCATATTGAACTGGAAACTGTCCGTTTGCTTTTGGTAAGCCTGAAGTCAGGTTGATTGTCCTGCCAATAGCAATAATTGGATTGAATTCAGATCTAACAGTAAATCCAGCCTCCCAATAATAAGGATAGCCAATAAGCCCAGTTTCAGGACTTAAATCAACAATAATGTCATCTCTTACTCCACCATTCGGGAAAATTGTGATTGAATTGTTTTCAATAATCAAAGGAAAAGACGCAGCTCTTGCAACGGTTTGAATTTGATCTATCAATGATCCTGACAAATATTGATTTTGAATAACGGCATGAGCTCCTTTGGGATTATTAAAAGTCCAATCGGAGCCAAGCAAATTAGTTAATGACGCAATAATATCTTCTGCGTTTTGAGCACCTTGATAGGTATTTGGCGCAGAAGGAGCTCCTTTATTGTTATATCCAGCCACTGCAGCGCATACAAAACTCACCTCGGGAAGATTTGACAAGTCAATAAAGCTGGAAATCAAAGTTCCTGAAAATACCTGATTTAAGGTCCCGCCTTGATCTCCTGCTTCTACAGTGATCGCTTGATTTTGAATCGCTACCATATTTGAGCCAGTGCTTGAATATTGGTTCATCTGATCCAAAGTCATTCCATAAACTTGCATTTGAAGCTGTCCAAAAGCATTATTTCCACCGGGATTTGTAATGACGGCTGAACACCTCAAGCCTTCCAAAATCAAAGGCTCTGCATCTTCACTGGAAAATGTCAGGTTTATCTGACGGACTGCAAAGGTCATGATTGATAAATTAATTGGTAACGAGAACCTAAACCAGTGTAATACGGGTCATCTGTTCCCTGAGTGTCAAAAAATGCCAGTTGACCTGAAAATCCGTAGTAAGCTTCACGAATCAAGCCTACTAAATTTAGGCAAATTACGGAATTTACGCAAGGATTGTTATTGACAGTCATGTCAAAGTAAAGTCCATTGCTTTTTTGAGATAGGCTAATAGCACAACTTTGACCATTTAACTGAATGGTAAATTTTTGAGCAGCAACGGCAATAATTGGAATTGTCTGAATTGTCATTCTATTCCTATGTTTGATACTGAAGAAGCGTTAAATGATCCAAAGCTTCCTTTAGGAGTATTTGGAGAAAGCTGACCAAGGCTAGTGCTACTTGCTCCCGAAGGGGAAGCAGTAGGAACCACTGGTTGCTGAGCAATTCTGATCTCTTGAAACCATAATTGAGCAATGATTAAAGTTGCCCCTTGTCTTGCTTCTCTGCGATAGTCAACATGAATAAGGTTGCAGCTTTTATAAGTACCGTTCGGAGTAACCACGCTGCAAAGAGTCAAAGAGCTTAAAAGCTTTTCAATCGCTGCCAAAAACGCTTCCTTGCTCATTTTCCCATTACCGCTACACGATACTGTCACCCGACAATCAAAAGGCATAGCCACTTTGTTATAGCTTTGAAAACTACCTTCCTCAAGCGGATAAATAGGAATCTTGTATTCTTCTCGATATTCAAAATCGACAAAAGAATCGGGGGTTAAAAGAGCTGATCCGTTTTCGTCAACAATGCCCCAAGTTGTCCCAAATAAATTGAGAGGAAGAATTTCTCCGACAATAGTTAAGGCTGCAGCCACAAATTGAGAATTGTTGCTACGAGCTAAAGCGGGTACTCCGGGTAAAGCTGGGACATTAGGGTAAGGAATATTTGGCATTATCTATTTCCCTGTACGCCTAGATTAATCAAAGAATTATTTTGCAACGCACCACGCAAGCCATTAGCAACGCCATTGGCATCAGTAGCTTGAGTTTGTACGTTGATTGTGTTGATATTGGTTTGTACGTTGGTTCCTGCGCCACCGCCAGCACCAACTGGAGCCGTTGCTTTGGCTCCGACCATTCCTTCATGAGCAGACATTGCTTGCTGCACTGCAGCCAATTCGCCCATGCTTAACGGTTTATTAGGATCAATTCCAGTCTTTTTAGCAACGTCAGCAATGTACGCATTCGTATTGGCTGCACCGTTATCGCCAGCAGGAGACCATTTACTAACAATTCCAGCGATAGTATTTGTACCGCCTTTTGCATAAGACATAAGCAAGGAAGCCATAGCGTCCTGACCTGTCTTCATATCAGGGAAAATGGCAAAACGTCCATCGCTACCAGTCGCCCCATGCTTACGAGCAAAATCACCGTACTCAATATTTCCGGGATTGTTATTTCGCATATTGCGAGGAAGACCGGAAGCAGCACCGCCTTTTCCTGAAGCCTTGTCTTGAGCTGCATAAATACGAGCAATTTCCTCGTCTTCACCTTTGTTTAAGCCTTCGCTATGGAATAGCAATGCAGCAGCCCCAAAGAGCTTAGAAAACGCTGCTGTGAGCCCCTCTCCAACGGATACGCCAACAATCTTCAAAGAAGACAGTGCGCCTTGCAAAGTTAAAGCTGCGCCCCCAATCAAAGTTAACTGGGAAAGGAATCCGTCCAGCTTTTTATCGGCATTGACAAACCCTTCAAAGAAAGCCGTCCCGCCTTGGAGAGTTGCGCTCAATGCAGGATAAAGCTCGTCCATTAAGGCATTTTTTGCCTTGGAGAATGCTTGACTGGTTTCAGCCCATTGCTGCTGCAGCTTTTGGGCATTTTTGGTATTTTGCTCAGTTACGCCTGAAAGCTTGTATTGCTCGTCATAAAGCTTATGAACTGCGTCAGCACCTTGAGAAAGGACCATATAGGTCTCTTTATTCATTCCTAGCTGCTGAGCTAAGGTCAGCGTAAGCTGCTCACCGTTTTCCGCTTTAAAGCGTTTTAAAGCATCTGCCAACTTGTAAATGTCGACAGTACCTTTATTGATGTCTACCGCAGCCAATGCCCCCAATCGTGCCAATGGCGTAAGAATGGCAGCATCACCCAGCTTAATGCCAGCAATCCCTTGTTGCATCGCTTGAATGGATGACTGAAAGGTTTCAGCGTCACCGCCTACTGTTTTTAAAACACCGCCCCAAGCATCGAGCTCTCGGGCAGACATTTGGAATAGTTGAGCATTTCGACCAAGAGCTGCATTGGTCGTTGTCGTTTGCTGAGCAAAGTTCGTAAAACCTTTTATGCCGACAAAAGCGACTCCAAGGGAAACTAGGGCATTCCGAGCCTTTTCAAAACCGTCACCAATGTTTTTGGAGCCTTGCTGAGTATTTTTAGCCGTCTTTTGGGCTTGCTCGTCAAACTTGCGAAGTTCCTCTACGGACTTCTTTTGAGAAGCATCAAACTTGGATGTATCTAATCCAAGCTCAATTAATAAACTGTCTATGACCGTTGCCATTATTTTTGATTCACTATATAAGCATTATGCCGATCAACAGCATGAATCTCAAGGAGTATCCACATATCCTCAACACCATAGACAGTATCAAGTTCATGGAGGGTAGCCAGTCTTGACGAGACTACTGTTGCTATCGTTTTCGGGGTGGCTTGATACTCAACGAGCCGATTGTTGCTTGTGCTTGCGCTTCTGACTCCGAAGTCGACTTGTCTGCGTCTAAAAAAAAATCCATGTGCAGATCCCAAATTGCTTTACGCAGGGATAGTCGAGTTTTTACTTCCTCGATGTCATCTTCAATTAATGGACGCTTAACATTGGCAGACGGGACTATTTGAACGCATCCCATCATTTCGTCCAAAAGAGGCTTTGCAGCCTCGAATGGAATCTTGAGAAGGTTCATATAGCCCACCGCCATAAGACCCGCCATTCCCTGAGCAGCTAGGTTATCCGGGATCTCAATACCAGCATTGCCGATAGCGAGAATTACCCTGAAAGCCCAGCTCTCAGCTTGTGAGGCAGACATTTCAGTGATAAGGAATTGCTTGCCCTTATCACGTCCTGCGTCCGCTACGAATGTCGCTTCTTTTCTTGCCATTTTTAATTTGCCATATTAGATTTGACCGCCAATAATGCGCTGCCAAGTAATCTCGTACACTACTGGTTGCAATGTCTTTTTAACAGCTGGAAACGGAGTTGCCATTGTTAAGTAGCCATTTTGTAAAGTATACACCATACTTGTGGACGGTAACGTAATT